GTCAGATTGCCCTGAGCGGCTTCCGTGTAGAACGACGCGACAGCGTCGCCGACCTTCGGGAGCGTGAGCCGCTTGGCCACGGTGTTGACCACCAGGGCGACGCGGGCCCCGACGGACTGGCGGGCCAGGACGTTGATCACGGAGCCGTACAGCTCGGCCGGGGCGGCCAGTTCCGCGCCGGTCTCGTCGTAGGTCGGGCTCGTCTCGCCCCAGGCCCGCTGCTCGCCGCGGGCGATCGCCCGCAGGTACTCGCCCGCGACGCGGGCCTCGTCGGCCGACTCGAAGTTCTTCGGAGCCGGGCCGCGGACGTGGATGGCCGGAGCCTTCCGGGCCGGGGCCTTCGCGTCGCTGTCGCTCGTGCGGATCGACCGCAGGGCCTCCAGGCGGGCGTCCAGCTCGCGCTCGGCCTTCGCCTCGATCGCGACCCGGTCGGCCTTCTCGCTCAGTTCCTTCATCCGCGCCTCAACGCGGGCCGCGTCCGTCTCGTCGGTGGGCTCGTACGAGCGGAGGGTCTCGATCTCGGCCGTGACGGCGACCGACTCATCCTGAAGGCGAGCGAGCTTGGCGCTGGGCATGGTGCGTGTTCCTGTGTGCGAGGATCGAAACTGCCACCACACTACGGACAGCCAGCCGCGGAGAATCTGCGCGGCCGTCCTAACGTAGGACGAAACTCAGCGCGACCGCTCGGACTGGCACCGTTTGCAGTCGCACCGGCAGGCCTGCTCGACGCGGCCGTCTGGTTTCCACACTCCGCGGACGCAGGTCGCGCCGCAGTCGCAGTCGGTCGGGGCCGGAGGCGTCGGTGCCGGCGGCGCTCGATCCTGGAGCAGCGTCGCGCGGGCGACTTGAACCGCCGCATACGCGCGCGGCCGTTCGAGGTCGATCGCGGCCGGGTCGGCCGACAGCCAGACGAGCCAGGAGACGAACCACTGCCAGAGCGACATCAGAGCCCCCTTCCGTGATCCACTACGGGAAAGCCGTCCTCGCCGATCGACGGGGCCTGGACCAGGCGGTGGGCCGGCACGGCGGCCGGAGGCGGCGGGTCCGCGAAGGCGGCGAGCCAGAGGAACTGCTTCGCGGCGCGGACGATCCACCGGACGACGGGGCGGTCGGGGGGCGACTGCGGGGACGAGCCGCCGGCGAACCAGTAGCCGACGGCCAGGGCGAGGACGACGATCGTCACGGTCTTCCGGTCGATGGACATGGCACTCCTCACGGCGCGGGCGTCAGAAACGCCCCATTGTCGAGATCACGCCAGCCGAAGCCGGCCACGGAACCGACGGCGTAGCTGTCCGGCTGGCTGGCCAGCATCCGCTCGACGGTCGCCCTGGTCACCCAGAACGAGCCCTCGGGCATATCGTCTGGCCACTTTGGCCCGGAGATCCACCGCGGACCCCACGAGTTCAGGCAGAGCAGCGCGTCGGACGGACTGCCGTTTTTCTGGTAGCGGACCGAGACGAAGACCATGCAATGGGCCCACTGGCCCGAAGCCCGCGCGTAGGCGTGCTGGTCCCTGACACTCTCGAAGCCCACCATCGAACAGACCGGGATCGGGAACCCGGCCTCGATCGCGGCGGCCGCCTCGGCGAACGTCTTGACCATCGCGACGTGTTGGGCCGGGTGCTTCTTCGCGATCAGGTCCAGCTTCCCGCCGTCGCCCTGGCCGCCGCAGCCATAGGCTCCCCACTTCTTCGCCCGATCCGGAGAGTAGGCGCGGAGATCGTGGCCGCCGACCTGGTCGCGGTAGACGACGCCCCAGTCGCGGACCCACCGCGCGGCCGCGGCCCCATACGAGCCGTCGGACCAGCCGCCCACCGGGGACGATCCGTCGCCTGGTCGGCCGCGGGCCTCGACGCGGGAGCCGCCGTAGATCGCCTCGGTCGACGGGAACGGCGGCGGGGCCGCCAGGCGGCCGGTCTCCCAGTCGACGCACTGGGCGACCCAGACCCCGTGGGCCCAGCCCCAGGAAACGCAGTCCCCAATCCCCTGCCGCTCGACGACCCACGGCTTCCCGTAGAGCGCGGCGTGGGCCTTGTAGGCGGCGCGGTAGAGGAACGTGTCGACGCCCTTCGCCTCGCGGATCGTCTCCGCGCCGGCGTCACGGAACAGCGGCTGCGGCAGCTCCTGGAGGAAGCGTTCGACGCCGGCCGGGTCCGGCTGGTAACCGAAGTTTTCGTCGTCTCCGTCCAGCCAGCCAGCCGGGGTGGGGCCGGCGGCGAACTCGCGGATCACGATCGCGACCGCGAGCCCTAGGAGCCCGGCGACCGCCAGCCAGCGGCGGGTCTTCATCGGAAGGCCTCGTCGGCGGCGTCACGGATCTGGCGGTAGGCGGAGATCCATTCGGCCTTCTTGGCCGGTGTGAGCGGCGCGCCGCTCGTCCCCAGCTTGCTGTCCAGGTAGGCCTTCACCGCCTCGCGGACGCGGGGGTGGATGTCGCCGATCAGCTGGCCGCGGAGCCGCAGGTGGAAGGCCCGGACGCGAAGGTCGTCCATGGCCTGGCCCGACGTCCAGGCGGGGTGCTCCTCCATCGCGTCGAACTCCAGCTCGTCGGCGACCTCGCCGAACAGGGCCGCGAGCTGGGCGGCGTGGGCGGCGGCCTCGGGGTGCGGCGAGAACTTGCCCTTCAGGACGATCTCGGCGTCGGGGGCCGGGCCGGGGGCCGGGGTCGGCTCGGTCGGCCGGTTGCCAGCCCAGACGAACGCGAGGGCCGCGAGCAGGGCCGCGCCGATGACGTGGCGGGCCTCCAGGTGCGGGAGCCGGGCGTGGGCCACCGCGACGAGCTGCTCCAGGCGATCGCGTCCCAGGAAGGCGTAGGCCGCGCCGGCGGACAGGGCGATCAGGAGAAGCGTGTCCATGCTAGGACCTCACGAGTTGCAGGATCGGCTCCACGGCTCCGGAGGCGATCGCCAGGACGAGCGAGCGGATCGCCGGGCGGACTAGCAGCCAGACAGGCCAGGCGGCCGGCGGGACCGCCTTGTCGGCCAGGGCGTCGAACAGCATCGCGGCGGCCTCCAGGACGGCGGCCTTCTTCTCGGGGCCCGTCATGCCGGAGACCGTGTCGAGCGACTCGATCAGGACGCGGAGCAGCGCGACGAGCAGCTCGCCGAACTCCCGCCAGGTCAGGCCGCCGGCCGAGGCGACCTTCGCGGTCGCGATGAAGGCCCGGACTTTGTCTCCGATCTGGAGGATCGGGCTGGTGGCGGCGACGGGGGCGGTCGAGATCATCGGCTCCTCCTCCAGACGGCGGACGCGGGGACGACCTGGCGGGCCCGCCGGCGGCACGTCTGGCACTCGACGTAACGGACCTGGCGGTCGCCGGCCCGCTTGCTCGACTCGACGCGGCAGCGGCCGCCACACTTCGGGCAGCTAGCCGGCATGGATTCGCATCCTCGCGACGGCGGCGGCGGCGGCGGCCTTCACGCCGGCCAGCGTCGAAACCGTGAGGGAGCGAAACACGCCGTTCAACGGCAGGCCGGAGACGATCCCCTCGGGGTAGTCGTCGATCCAGACGTCGACCTCCAGGCCGGCGGCCTCGGCCGCGGCCCGCTTCTTCGTGTCCGATCCGCACAGAATCGTCCCGGCCAGTTCGAGGTCGCCGAAGGCCAGCCGCAGCTCGTGGCGGTTCGCTTCGGTGTCCTCGCGGCGCGTGATGCAGACGACCCGATTCCCGCGGGCGGTCGCGTCGGCCACGAACGAACGCCACAGGCCGGGGGCCGCGGTGAATGTCCGATCGTAGTCGAGCGAGATCGTCAGCGACTTGTCGCCGGAGCGGTGGGAGACGAGGCCGCGGGCGGCCTTCCAGGACGTGATGGACCTGGCCGAAAGCGTCGACGACGGATAGGCGGCCCGAGTGACTGGCGAGACGTCGTAGAGCCCGGCCGCCTCGCGGATGGTCCGCGTCAGATTTCCGCGCTCGTCCTCGACCCAGTCCTCGCCCTTCGGGTTCACGGTGAAGGCGAACGACGATCCGAAAATCGTCTTCGACCTAATCAGCGTCAGAACCTCCGCCGCCGTCGGCGTTGCCACTGGGTCGGCCTCGTAGGCGAGCCCCTTGTCCGTTTTCTCGATCCGGAGCGTCCCGTTTGTGGTGCGGGCGAGAATCTTGGAGTCGTCGTGATTGAACAGAAGCGGAACGTCCAGCCGCTTTTTCGCGAGGACCTTGTCGAAGGCCGTCGCGGCGAATCGCTCGCGGAATCCTCCGAGGTCGACAGACCAGGAGTCCCAGGGCGGGGCGATGCCGCGGATCTTAGGGGCCTCGCCGTCCCGGTCCTCGACTGTCAGGCCGTCCGCGTCCATCGCGTCCAACGGAATGTAGCGGCGCTCTATGTCCATCACTGGCCCCCCTGCGGTGGATCCTGCGGCGCGGCCTCATTGGCCCCGGCGACCATCGTCCGCGCGAAGTCTTCCGCGATCGTCGGGAACGCGGACGTAATGAGCGCGACGGCGGCGTCGGCATCCAGCGAGCCGTCGGAGATCTTGGCGAGGACCTCCAGGAGAGCCGTCACCTGGGCACCGTTTAGCGCGGTCGCCGCGAGGTTCGCCCCGCTCGCGGCAGCGGCCAGCGGATCCTCGGTCGGATCGGCCGGCACGGCTTCCGCCGGCACGGCCTCGACGGCCTGGGCGTCGACTGCGTCGGACGGCTCCGCCGGCGTCGCGGCCGCGGCCGCGTTGTCGAGGGTCGAGAAGCCCAGCTGGACGTAGGTCTCGTTCGCGGCCGGCGTGTCGAGGAGCGGCAGGTCTTCGAGGTCCCGCAGCTCGTTCGGCGTGATCGCCCCCATCTGCCAGAGACCCTGATACAGGGCGACGCGGCTCGCGGTGTCGGCCCGGAGGAGCCCGCGGTTATCGAGCTTACAGTAGACGTTTTCGCCGTAGACCGCCTGGAGGGCCATGTCGATCGGGCCCTCGGCGCGGCGTTGCCAGGGCAATAATCCCCAGACCTGGGCGCTGAGATGTTCTTGCTCAACATTGCTCCAGCGGGCCATCTTGGAATCGCCGAGGAGCGTCGAGGGAACGCCCCAGCAGCGGCAGACGTCCGGCAGGATCGCGTCCCGCAGCTCCTGGAACTGCGACTGCTCCATCGTGTTCTGTTCGACGGTCTTGAGCCGGGTCTTCTTCGGGAGGACCGCTGTCTTCCCGCGGTTCCGCGCGCCGCCGTAGACCTCGTTCATCGCCTCGCGGAGGGCGACGACGGCCTCGTCCGGGATCTTCTCGTCAGTCTCGACCACCATGTCGGGCCGGCCGGAGTTGTCCCAGTAGGCGGTGGCCGCCTGGTCCAGCTTGCGGGCCAGGGCGATCGAGGTCCCGCACAGTTCCGCCGGCGGCAGGCCTACTAGGCCATTGTCCGACAGCCACCGCCAATGCAGGACCTCGGAGGCGTCGAGCTGGACCCAGCGTCCGTTCTCGTCAAAGAACTCGTACCAGACCGAATAGTCGGCGTTCCGGTGAACGCGGACGCGGGTCGGGTGCATGGGCCGCAGCTCGGAACACCAGCCCCGGTCGCCGGAGATCACGCGGGCGTAGCCGTTGCCGTGGAGGGCGGTCCAGTAGGTCACGAGCTGGTAGAAGTCGTAGGACGACTGCCACGGGTTCGGCCGCTTCTTCAGGACGTAGCCGGCCGGGACCGCGGCGTCGACCTTCCGGCCGTCGGGCAGCGTCCGCAGGATCTGGAGCGGCATCACCGCGACGGCCTGGGCGATCCAGCGGACGACCGCCAGGATCGACGTCACGCGGATCGCGACCTCGGGGCCGATGGCCGCCCGGTCGAGCGTTCCGAACGGGGTCGGGCTCGACAGGCTGCGGATCTCGATCACCCGCGGAGCGGAGGCGCGGCGGGGGCGACGGGCCCGCGGGGCGGGCTTTTTGGCGTTGGCGCGGGGCATGGGGCCAGTATCCCCGCGAAACTTGCCGGAGAATCTAGAGGACGTGGACCTTCCAGTCGTCCGCTCCACTGCCGGCCAGCTCCTCGTCCGCGCCGATCGCCATCGCGAACGCGACGACGGCCGCTGAGATCCCGTCGATCTTCTCGGTCGACTTCGACTTGTCCGGCTTGATCATGTCCGTCGTGTCGACGTA